TTAGTTGATAAAAATAATACTATATTTAAAAATAAAAGGTGCTTTATTTCTAAAACACCTTACAGTTACCTCCCCATGATTATATCTCCTACAACATTAGCCAGTACATTGGAGCCGAAACCTTTCAGACCGTCCAATTTTTCAATCATGGAAATTATTTTATCTAATTTTTTATCCAGGTCACATAACTGAATCGTCATACATCTTGTGCTTGAAATACCGCCGTACATGAAACCCGGAATCCACATCCTTAAGATTTTCCACAGCTTTACGATAGCATGACAAAGCCATCTTTTCATTAGGCACATCTGCCGGTGATTTATGCCCCATGTCTTCCGCAATGCTCTTGGCATGATCCGAATAAATCATATTAGCAGTCACCCACAAAGCATAACTGTTATAGTGCGGTTTGTCTTCACATACACCTCCGAGCGATTCAACCGTTTTTTCAAAAGTATCATAAGACCAGTGGAATCCTTTCATCCCATCCTGGTTGACAATACGTTTGCTGATATTCATTGCCTCGTGTTCGGATAGATAATTGTCCCAACAAACAGCCTCCAAATGCGACAGCCAGTTTTCGGCCAGATCAGGATGAGCCGCTGCAACCGCTTTGAACATATATTTTTCGGTCTCACCGAATATCTTCATATTCTTCGGATCCTTACTTGCCACCATCTTCTCATAAAGATCATGGTAACGGTCTATCATTTCTTCTTTAGTCTTCATAATTATTTGATATTAAAGTAAACTCCCCACAATAAAGCGGGGAGCAAACTCAAACTTTTTTCTCCCTTTTCTTTTTTACATGCTTTAATGACTTTTGCACTAAAGTCCTATCAAGCTGTGGGAGCAGCCGGAAAGGTGGCCGCAATGGTCAACGGAGTAGCCAGGCTCACACCAAACGCACGGTTACAGCACTTCACATTCTCAGGAGTAACCTGAGTAACAAGAGGAGTAAGTGTAATCGTAGGAACAGCACCAGCCGCACCGATAAAGGCTACCTTAAACTGCTCAACCCATTGTTTGGTAACAGAACGGCATGATCCTTTAGGAGTGTAAGCAACAAGCACTGCTGCATTGATGGTTACAACAGTCTGGGTATTCACCGTCTGCTGTTCTGCGACAGTAAAATTAACTATGCCGGTAGGCTGTACACCATTTTCAGCGCAATAAGCCTGGCATAAATTCTCCACTACATTAGTCAGATATTGCTGGCTGGTAGCAGCGATTTCAATCGGAGTCAATTGAATCATAATGGATATATATTAAGAATTATTCTGTGTCGGAACTTATACCGTCCGACTTCGGTTGGGGTTCATCGCTGCCGTCAGCGTCCTTATCAGGCGCTGTCTTGACGATGTATTCTTCTCTAGGAATCAAAGGCAGGTTATATTCAAGCAAGGTTTTCAGTTCTTCCATGTCTTCCTTTTCAAAAACAACCTTTCCATCCATCAGTGTCAACCCTCCGTTTTTAATAGCATCATCCACTATTTTGTGAGCCATTTCGGGCAATGCATCATCCGGCACTTGTGAGATATAGCGGTTAATGATAGGTTCTATGATAGTTCCACTGACATTCTGCATTATCGGAGATAATTCCGCAGCAAGACTCCAGCTGGGTTTAACGAAGCCTGTTGATTTCAATTTGGTTTCAATCATCTGCACAAAAGGAAACGATCCCATTTTTTGTGCGGAGAATTGCTGCACTACAGGTTGCAGCCATTTATTCAACACTGCTGATAAAATTTGTGAATTGGTATACATGGTAATATATTGTTTGAGTTTAAAAAGAGGAAAGGACGGAATGAAACCGCCCTTTCAATGAGATTCACTAGTTACAACCGCAGCAACCGGTATCACACACTTTACGTTGCGGAACAACAAGTTCACTTAACGCAGCCAAATCAGCAATCTGCTGTTTCATACAAGCCAGAGTGGCGGTATTAGTGCCATTGTACACAGCCTGATTCATGTTGATGGCATTCTGCTCACTCTTATCCGCATTGATACGGCTAAGCAATCGGTCATAAACATCAGCAAGTTTCTGATCCGTGTAAGTGTTCGCTTTCAGCAAGGCGATCTCTCCATCCTTTTGAGCCAGTTTGTCCATCATGGCCGCTTCATAACGGCTGACAGGTTTGTCATCCGAAGTAATCACTTCCACAGGACCTGCCGCCATATTACGGTTATAACAGCCGCCTCCCAGGATATTGCCCGCATTCAATCCTAAAAATGATGCGATACCTGCTGACGCTCCGACGGTATTGTAATTACCTTGTCCCTGGCCGGTGACATTATAGTTCTCACCGTTCATACCTTTGATAGTCATAATATTATGTTTTAATAAGTTACTAGGCCAGGCTATAACCTGACATTACAAAGGTACAGACTATAACTATCAACTGAATTACAGTTATTTGTTTCTTATTTACCGTTTATTTTCGACTTATTTTCAAGATGTTTGCGGATAACTTCTACATCCTTTTCCATCCACAGGCTGGAAGAAATTCGAGATGAATAGGAAGCAAGCAGATACCGAATACTAGCTTCTGTACGGTCCATATACTTGCTGATTTGGGAAGGGTAGAAACCTTCTTCGGATAACAGTTTTACCAAAATGCAGCGGGCATCCACCACTTCGGCGGCCCGATTGTCTGACAGGATAAATTCCTGATGTATTTCCGTGAAAGAGGCGACTGATTCAAGGATTTCATTAAAACGTGCGGTCTTGCTCATAATAATGTAAAATTTAGAAACAATTTATTAAAAACATTGTTGTTTATCTATCCCCGGCGCATCCAAAGGTTTTCAAATTCGACTGTCAATAGAATAAGAGCAAGACCGCAAGCCGGGGATTTTTGTTACCACTGCAACAGATTGTAATTGATAGTAACAGCCAACACAGGAGAAAAGCCGCCACTTCCGATACCATATCCGGCAGAAAGACCAATCCCCCACCGTTTATTTCTCTGTTTAATAGTTCCCAACATTGTAGGGCGATACAATTCAACTGACTTAAGCTCCGGATTATAACCATTAATCAAAATGCGATAATCATCCGTCCGGTATTCCCTTTCCATTATCGGGATTATCACCGGCATGGAGTCAGGCAACGTAGAGTCTATGTCCACATCAGGATCTTCCATGGATACCGGCAACAAAACGGTATCCACTCTTACATGATGTTCTACCTCAGGCGGAGGTATGATGGTATCCCTTATGGTGTCAACAACCAACGTCCATAATGTATCCGGCGCAAGCTTCCCAGAATTATCAGCTGGGCAGGAACACCATGAAAGCATCAGCATGATACTTAACAAGACTACCAAGATCCAAGGTATAAACTTCATAGTTCAATGAATTTAATTATTCCTTCGACATGAAGGGATGTTATAGCCTGTTTCCCTTCTTCAGACAAAAGGAAAGCCACATCTTCCATATTGTCTTGAAATAAGTTTTCCGTCAATACAGCCGGACATTCCGTATGTTTTAAAATATAGAATCCGCTCTCCTTGTCCGGATCACCATCAGCCAGATCTTTTCTAATTTTCATACCAGAAAGGAATCTTTCAGCCGAAGCATACAGACAATCAGCAAGCCTGTCCGCTTTTGTCTGCCCTATACTGGTCCATGCCTCCCATCCACGAGCCTGCATCCATTGTGCCCCATTTCCGGCGGCGTTGCAATGGATGGATACCAGAAGAACATTACTCTTCCCAAATTCGGAACAAATATCATTCACTCGGCGGCATCTCTCCGATAGCGGCACATCAACTTCCTCACGCACAATCCGAAGTGTCTCATACCCCCTCTTACACAATTCATGCTCCACACGGATGGCAATTTCACGGGTATATAACGCCTCAATCAAACGACCGTCCGGAGAACGCTTGCCTTGTGTGTTGGCTCCATGGCCATTGTCAATTAAGATTTTCATGTTTGCTTTCATTTTCTATTTCATTAATAACATTCTTCAATTCTTTACTTTTCAAGCCGACCAGTCCCTTAAATACGCTCCAAAGACTGATATGGTAATGCAGACCTTTACATTCGCAGTAATTACTGATCACACTTTCAAGTTCACAGTAACAGGCTATCAGCATACAGCATACGGAAATAGTGGAATAAGGAATGCCCAAAGGTTCACCGATTGCTTTTCCTAAAACCGCCCCCAATAGAATTATACATACGTAATCCCCCATTTTTATAAGAGTCCTCCGGATAGCCCGGCTTATACGCACTTCCTCCATTCTTCGTTTGGATTTGCTGATGCCCCACCATAAATCTGTAGAAATAAGAATCAAAGCCAGCAGCATCAACCATCTCATATCCCACATCAGACTATAAAATTCGGTAATGAATACCGAAAATGTGATTTTAGAACTTGTATTCATATCTGTTTTAAGTTATGTGTTTCATTATTTCTTTTACATTCATCCAGTCGGGAGCCGATGCGACAAAGCTCATGCTCCAGCCTATTGATGACAGTTCAGGCGACACAAAAGGCACAATCGTCTGATTATCCGATATAGGCTTGAGCCATGACATATAACGGGAATCATACATCATATAAGCACGTACCTGATTCAATAGTTTCAACGTTCGGTCACTCTGAATGGCAACTTCTACCATATCAGATTTATTCCCTAATTTGACCGCAACCGTCACCGCACGCTTATGCGTATCCTCTATGGAACCTATATTGTCCTGAGAGCTTTGTATCTCTCCAAAATCACAGAACAGATAAGTTCCTATCAGGGCATCCACCCGTTTTTTAACATCCTCAAAACGTTGCCCAAAAACAAAATTGGAAATATCAGGAACCAAAGGCTCGGACATACCGGCTATATACCCTTTCAGTTCCTCATACTCATAAAGTTCGGAACTTCCGTTAATAAACATATCCAGAACCCCGTCACGGGCAGGAAACCGGGAAAAATATTTTAAATACTCAAGAATCATAGTATATCATTTATAACATCAATTGGTAACCGGGTGGTATTAGCGATCTCAGCAACATCCATTTTGGAGGCATGAAGGCTACGCACGGATTCAATCATCTTCTTTCTCAGGATTCCAAGATATTGCAAGACGCTCATCTGGGATATCTCACGCAAATTTCCATATCCGTCAGCACTCAAGCCGTACAGAGCATCCTGTGCCCCTGTGCTTATCACAGATTCCTTTCCCGGTATGATTTTAGTAAGAATCTTGTATTCTGTCCTACTGAACAAATAATTGATGAATCCCTTGAAATTGAAACGGATGGCCTGCAATGTTTTAATATCCACTTTTGAAAAAAGAACGGCACGTTGATGCGCCCTGTCACTTTCATAAGGTAGTGAAGAATACAGGATGGAAGCAAGCAGGGGAAGCTGATCATCCCGGCAATCCGCCAGCTCACGCGCGTCAATAAACTGCTGTGCCGTCAATGAGGTTGTCAGCATAGAGAATCCTGTATCAATGGTATAACCAAGACAAGGTTCATCCTGCCCGTCAATATGGACAGATCCTATAAATTGTTTGCAAAAACAGGAGTCTACCACAAACTTATAATCAAGCCGTGACAGATAGCGGGATATAGTTATCCCCGTCAGTCTTTCCGGCGGGACACGCTTGCATAGCTCATAAGAATCGGTGTCAAGATCCGCCAGTGCCGCATCATTATCCGGATAACAGATCAGAAAAGGAAAGGTGACCTGCTCAGCCAGGCAAGCAATGTTTCCCATGGCATCCGCATCGGTTATCTTATTGATATCCCAGCCCATCACCCTGCATATATGGCGCACACGCACAAGACCGGCAGAAAGTTTACCTGCGGACATGGAAATCAGGTCCGCAACCAGTTCTTTAAATTGATAAGTGTTCAACCCTTCCCAACTGTTTGGAATAGAATACACGCTTCCTTTCAGGGTAAATTCAATATCTTTTTTCATGGCATCAAATAAATTTTATCGTCCGGACGATTGAAAGATGTTTCAGTTACTATATCAACATCCGTATTTCCGGATAAAGACAAATCAATATTTTTAAGGCTTTCCAAGGCTTGTGACATCAGATCATCAGATAAAGTTAACATCCTCTCCTGCTCCTGGGTACCGTAACGCATAACTTTTGAATCTTCAAACAAATTACGGATGGTAGCAGGAAATTCAAGGATATCAAATCTTCGTAACGACAATGCCACTGTTATTTTAGCAAGACATCTGTCCAATTTCCGACGATTTGTCTGGTCCTTTTCCGGCAAACGTTCATAATATCCTGATACATAATCATCCAATGCCTCCTGCTGGATCGGAACACATCTGAAAAAGTACAGGAATGAATTATCAATGGGATAAGATGCATCGAATTCATAAGTCGTCTTCAACTTAAGGTTTTCCAAAGCTTTATAAGTCTTGGTTTTCTTCCATTCCTCATCCGAATCAAGTAGCTGAAGTAACGTATCCATTGCATTATAGTAATTATCACGATAGGCCCTGCGCATCTGCTCCTGCTCGTTCTTGTAGATATCCACATCCGATTTACGAAGTGACAGTACATTGAATATAAGCTGTTTTGCCAATGTCAGATTAGCCACGGCACTTCTTAATGCATCCTTTTCATCGTTATCCTCTCCTGCTGCTATCTTCTTGTAGATATCAGGAGATATGACGGATTGAACCTGCTTAATGGCACTCATGGCACTTGATGCAAGATCTTTGAAATTCATGTTACTCTCCGCATAAGGGGAATAAAGGTGGAACTGGGCCACATCTATAAACAATTCTTCTAAAACATTCATGGCTGCTGATTATTAAGACGGTTAGACGGTGATACATCTTCCTGGCGTGATGGGATTTCCCGGTAAAAGCCTATCCGATAACCTTGTTCGTACAATTCAGGGAAGTTTATACGGATAGCCTGGTTGAACGGTTCACATACAATCTCATCTTCCGGTGCCAATTGGAGCAGATAAATCAAATAGTTGTAATAAGCGTCACTTCCGCTCTTGCTAATTACACCGTCCTTGCTGACTGATGAGATGGAAGAATCCAGCCCGACACTTGACAGCAATACTTCGTCAGCACGTTTATCATAGCTGATAATCGCATCAATGTATTCTTTATATTTTAAATCGACGGTTTCTATCTTCAGATAATGAGGTTTTTCTTGCTGACTTGAATGATTATTCTGAAATATCTTATAATACAGAACTAGCAAAATCTTCATTTCGCTCACTATACTCTATACTTGATAAAATAGCTTATTTCTTAAATGTTTATCTGGATCTAAATATTTGCGAATCTGTTGTTGATTTTAAGAAGATATGGTTTTCAGATAGTAAATGTAAACATCTAAGAGTGAAAATAAGAGAAGAAGATAATTTTCCTCTAATGGCACTTTATTATATACGAAAAGATTTATTCTGCCATGAAGATGGTTTTATTACATCTCCAGAAGCTCGTTTAATGCAAAAAATAAGGAACTATATGGAGCATAAGTGTTTTGTATTAGTAGATGGAACTAATGAGTACTTTGAGGAAAAAGATTCTACATTATATTTGTCTCGTTCTCTTTTTGAATCTAAAGCTTACCACTTAATTACTATTATTCGGGCATCTATCATATATCTAAAAAATGTAGTGACTGTTCGGGAATATAATCGTAAGAATGAAATAGAGAAAATAGGAAACTTGATTCCCATATATGTTGGGGATATTGATCCTGAATATAGAGTGTGATTTTTCTGGACATAAAGTTTAATTTTATAATATCCAATTTTATGGCAAAAAAAACTATTTCTTATAATCGCTGGATTCCGTTACATAAATCTAGCTGGGCTTATAGAACCTTTAATCAATATGATACAGAGTTGAATAGACTTGTAATGTCATATACTTCTGCATCAAAGTATACTTTCTCTCATTTGAAAAAAGACGGAGCGATTTGGGCTGATAAGGCATCTAAGTATTTGTATACTAATAATAATAATGAAATCACCATTAAAGATTGGGCTGATACCTATAATTTGTTTGATAATTGGATAAGATTAAATGAATTGTTAGCTTTGTCTTCCTATTTTGAAACTTATTTGTCTTGTATTATTGGTTTGTCTTTTGAATCAGATCCAGGATTGTTAATAGGAAGTATACACAGTGTAGATGGCATTAAACTATTGAAAGATGGGCATACTTTTAAGAAAGAGGATTTTAAACAAAGAATAATTGATTGTACGAGAGGGGATTGGAATTCTAGAATATCGTATATGAAATCTACTTTTGGTAGTGTCCCTCAGAGTCTAATTGATGGACGGTCTGAGCTTGATAAAATGAGGATTCTTAGAAATAAAGTTGGACATGCTTTTGGACGTGACATTGAAAAGTCAAGGAATTATGCTTTAACACAAATTCACAATATGGAGACGTTAAAGACAAAACAATTTCTGAAATATCAAAAAATGATAAAGAAAATAGCAAGTGATATTGACCAACAACTGATGAATAATCATATCGGAAATTTTCAGCCTTTGTATCATTATCATCTTTTATATCCTTCAGCAGTTCGAAAGTTAAATGATGGAGAAAGGATGATGCTTTTAAAAAAATCAATAGGAGGTGATATAAAGGAAACATATTCTAAAGATTTCTGTAGGTGGGTTGTTACTTATTACGATCAATTATAAGGTTTTTTTTAATTAAAGTCGTGTTTTTGGATATGATATACTCTAATGATTAAGTTAATATTTTTTTCTTTTAGTAGATATTTAAGGTTATTATATATGATTTATTCTCATGTATAATACGAATTCCATCTTTTATATTAGTATTATATTGAGATAATTGGAAAACAGATGTATAGATAGGCATTCTATTTTTTTCTGATAATTATGGTAGTTCTTTGACGTTTTTAAGGATTTAGAGTAATGGAGAACTATTATTGTGGTTGGGACCAATATAGAGACCGTTTTAATAACTTACTATGAGACTTTATGCAATTGAACGAGAGGGAGAAATAAAATTGGGAAATTAGTAGCTAGAAATGTAAGGTTTCACAACGTATCATAAGATGATAGCATTTAGTGACCGCCAGGAACCTCCAAAAGCGAAAATGGATTAGAATGAAAATTTCTAATCCATTTTCGCTTTTCAGCTACTTACGTCCTCTATGGTAGAAGTAGAGAAGGGTGGGCTTTCCACCCCCGCGACTCCACTGGAGATGTTGAGGCTTTATAGCTCCCTCTATAAATTATATTACAGACATCCATCTGTATGCGAAATCAAACAACAAACCGTTTTCACCCCGTATGACGAATGTGAATATTTTATGGACGGGTGCGATATAATGTTAGATCAACTTTATTCTTATCCCCTGGGATTAAAATGCATTATATGCCATGAGCAAAGGAATTATAGTTGTAGGAGGTGCAGAAGAGGAACATTACAACTTATTAGGCAAAGACAGACTTCATCCTATCATCAACGTATACCCTGAAGAAAATGACATTTATAATAAACTAGATAGTTTATTAGCTAACCCAAATTTCTCAATTATCCGCCGACAGCATTGAATATATCAAAAAATACCATTGCCCAATAAGGTGGCTAAAGAATGTTTGGATTTTTGGGAGAAAAATTAATTCCATCCATTAGCACTTCACTATCAGCATCTTATTACTTCCATCAAAAAAATATATCTAAAAAAAGAGCAAAATGTTTGCATAATTCAATTTATCCCCTTATCTTTGCACCGCGTTTGAGAGATAACGCTTCTGAAAAGAAGGAAGTTTGGGTGAGTGGCTGAAACCACCAGTTTGCTAAACTGACGTACGGGTAACCGTACCGGGGGTTCGAATCCCCCAGCTTCCGCAAGCGGGTCATAAAAGTAGTTTATGACCCGCTTTTATTTTTCAATGATTTGAGTCAAGGCTTTCGGAAGCCCTAAAAAGACGGGTCAACGTAACAATCTGAGGGATTTTATATTTAAGCATATAATTTAGCAAGTCTATATAAGAAAAAAGCTCTAT